CAATAAAAAAGATGAGAAATGGTATATCAATACCAACCAATCATTTGCTTTTGCTGGTGGAAAAATTACAGCAAGTTATGGTAGCGCAACTGCTAAAGCTCATGCTGATACTTTATTTACTGCTCAAGATGAAAGCGATGGAAAAGGTACTGAAGGAGAAGTTGCTACTAGAGGATTAAAATATAATTTAATTCAAACAATTAAATCTCAAGCTGCTGGAATATTACAAGATACAGATTGGTACATAACTAGAAAAGCAGATGCTGGAACAGCAGTACCAAGTTCAATTACAACACATAGAGCAGCAGTAAGAACAAAAGCCGCAGCTCAAGAAACTCAAATAACTAATGCTTCAGATACACCAGCTTTAGAAACTTTATATACTTATGTTAATACAGCTGATGAAGGAGATCCAGTTGTAATGGAAAGACCATTAGGCGAACTGCCAAGATTGGAGAGTTAATGCCTTTAATACTTGGAACTAACTCCATTAAAGATACTGGTTTTGAAGTAGCCAACTCATGTAGGTGGAATGATGGTGATAGTCCATATATGACAAAAGATAATGGTTCATCTGGAAGCACAACAAAATCAACTGTTTCTTTTTGGATTAAAAGAGGCACTTTAGGTACAGCTCAAGATATTTGGGAAAGTTATAACGATGGAAGTAATTTTTTTAGAATAAGATTTACAAGTGGTGATTTAATGGAGCTTAAATCAGATATATCTAATTCAAATATTTTACAAAAAATAACAAGTAGAGTTTTTCGTGATGTCAGTGCATGGATGCACGTTTGCATAATTATAGATTTATCAAATGGAACTGCTGAAGATAAAGTTCAACTTTATATAAATGGAACAAGAGAAACTTCCTTTGGTACAAACACAAATACATCAACTACTTCTGGTGATTGGGTAGGTGGTAGTGCAGATTTTGATTTTACTATTGGCAGACATCCTAGCGATGATGCATATTTAGATGGATATATAGCTGAATTTTGTTTTGTTGATAATGACAATTTAGCCGCAACTAATTTCGGAGAATTTGATGAAGATAGTCCAACAATATGGAAACCAATAGATGTATCAGGATTAACATTTGGTACGAATGGTTTTTATTTAGATTTTGAAGATAGTGCTAATCTTGGCAACGATGCAAATGGTGGAACAGATTTTACAGAAAATAATCTAGCCGCAACAGATCAAGCTATAGATACACCAACGAACTCATTTTGTACTTTTAATCCTCTTTATTTTAGACCTGGAAGAACAGCAACAACATTTTCACAAGGTAACTGTAAATCAATACATAGTGATAGTGGTGGAACAACTCCAGCTTGGGGAACTATTATGTTAAATCATGGTAAATGGTATTTTGAAATGAAAGTTTTAATTGTAAATTATTCTTACATTGGAGTTTGGCAAACTCAAGGTGCTTGGACAAATCCAGGTTTGTATGATGGATTAAGCGGAGTTAATACTTATAGAGGTGCAGATGGATCAACAAATGATGAAAATGTAGGTATTGCATCTTATGGAACTTCGCAGTCAGCCAATGATATAGTAGGCTGTGCTTTTGATTGTGATACAGGAACAATTTGGTTTTCAAAAAATGGAACTTGGCAAAATAGTGCAACTCAAGCTGAAGTAGTAGCTGGAACAACAACTAATGCCGCATTCACTGGTAAAGCCTATTCAACTAATGGCGTTGTGCCTATAATAACTGGGTATTCTGGTGCTTCAATAGAAGCAAACTTTGGTGGCTGTTCAGCTTTTGCAGTTTCATCAGGAAACGCAGATGATAATGGCTACGGAAATTTTGAATATGATGTGCCAACTGGTTATTACGCAATATGCACAAAAAATTTAGCGGAGTTCGGAGGTTAAATGGCAGTTTATACAGCAATAGACGATCCAGAATTATATTTTCAGACTAAGCTCTATACTGGAACTGGAAGTGCTGCATCTATAACTTTAGATGGCGATGAAGATATGCAACCTGATCTGGTCTGGTTTAAAAAAAGATCAAGTACGGAATCTCATTATGTATATGATGCTGTAAGAGGAGTTACAAAGGAAATATATGCTAATTCTACCGCAGCAGAAGATACAGATGCAAATAGTTTAACAGGTTTTAATTCTGATGGTTTTTCAATAGGTAATGCAAATCAATTAAGTGAAAATACTGAAACTATGGTAGCTTGGTGCTGGAAAGAATCTGCAACTGCTGGGTTTGATATAGTTTCATACACCGGAAATGGTAGTGCAAGAACAATATCACATTCACTTTCAGCAGTTCCAAAAATGTATATAATTAAAAATTTAGGTGAAGCTGATAGTTGGCAAGTATATCATGCTGGAAATACATCGGCACCAGAAACAGATTTTTTACAACTAAATGAAACTGGTGCAACAACAGATAGTGCCGCTAGATTCAACGACACAGCACCAACTTCAAGTGTTTTTTCGGTAGGAGATCATGTAACTGTTAATAAAAATACTATAAATTATATTGCTTATGCGTTTGCTTCAAAACAAGGATTTTCGAAATTTGGCTCCTACACCGGAAATGGAAATGCTGATGGAACATTTATTAACACCGGATTCCGGCCGGCTTTAGTTATAGCTAAGAGAACAGATAGTACTGCAAATTGGTATATGATGACAGCAAAAATATCAGATAGTGGTGGGGGTAATCCTTTAGATAGACCACTATTTGCAAACGATAGTCAAGCAGAAAATGATGGAGATAATAACGTAGATTTGCTTTCTAATGGTTTTAAAATAAGAGGTTCAGGTTCTGCTCAAAATGGCGATGGTGCAACATACATCTACATGGCTTTCGCAGAACAACCATTCGTAAATTCTAATGGCGTTCCTTGTAACGCGAGATAATTATGCTACAAAAAATTAGAATACAACCAGGATTTAATAAACAGGTCACAGCAACGGGCGGCGAGGGCCAATGGGTTAGTGGTGATTATGTAAGATTTAGGTATGGTTCTCCTGAAAAAATAGGTGGTTGGGCTCAATTAGGAGACGTAACTTTAACTGGTAGAAATACAGCTTTACACCATTTTGTTAATGCGTCAGGTATTAAGTATGCCGCATTAGGTACAAATAGAATGTTATATGTGTATTCTGGAGGAGCTTTTTATGACATTACTCCTATTAAAGCTACAACAACTTTAACTAGTGCTTTTACAACAACACAAAGCGATGCAACTGTTACGATAACTTTTGCATCTGACCATAATATTTCTAAGTATGATATTATTTATTTAGATAATTTTAGTTCTGCAACGAACTCTAATTTTGATTCTGATGATTTTGATGATAAAACTTTTATGGTTGCCACTGTTCCAACTTCTACAACGATTACTATTGAAATGGGATCTGTTGAATCTGGATCAGGAGCTAGTACTTCTGGTGGAGTAAGAGTTCAACATTATTATTCAATCGGCCCTGCCGTTGAGGCATCAGCCGCTGGTTGGGGTCTTGGATTATGGGGTGGTACTGTTGCGGGTGAAGCAACATCAACTCTAGATGGTGCTTTAACAAATGCATCGACAAGTATTGTTCTTGATGATTCATCAGCCTTTCCAGCTTCTGGGTCAGTATTAATAGATAGTGAAAGAATTGCTTATACTTCAAATACGACTGGTACAGGAACTTTATCAGGTTTAACTAGAGGATCAGATAACACGACAGCAGCATCACATTCTGATGCAGCAACAGTAACTGATGCTTCTGAATATACTAAATGGGGTGCATCACAAACGGGAGATATTATTACAGCTCCTGGACTTTGGTCCTTGGACAATTATGGAAATAAACTGATTGCAACCATTGTTGATGGTGCAACTTTTGAATGGGATTCAGATGCAACAGGTGCTACATCTACAAGAGCAACAATTGTTGCTAATGCACCAACAGCAGCAGTACAGACTTTAGTATCTACACCTGATAGACACTTAGTATTTTTTGGAACAGAAACAACTATCGGTACAACATCTACTCAAGATGATATGTATATAAGATGGTCGGACCAGGAGAGCATTAATGCATCAACTTCTTATGCACCTTCAGCAATCAATACCGCTGGTACACAGAGACTGGCCGATGGAACACGGATCGTTGGAGCTATAAGAGGTCGGGATGCAATCTATGTTTGGACTGATACATCTTTATTTATTATGAGATTTGTGGGTGCTCCTTTTACTTTCTCATTCCAACAAGTTGGAACTAACTGTGGATTGGTAGGAAAACATGCAGCCGTTGAGGTTGATGGATCAGCTTACTGGATGTCAGAAAATGGTTTCTTTAGATACACTGGTAAACTAGAATCTTTAGCATGTTTAGTTGAAGACTATGTTTTTGATGATATTAATACTGTTCCTAAAAATCATATTTATGCAGGATTGAATAACCTATTTGGTGAAGTTACATGGTTCTATCCTGGTAGTGGTGCTGCATCTAACAATAGATCAGTGACTTATAACTTTATGAATTCAACACCAGAGAGACCTGTATGGACTACAAGTTCACTTGCAAGATCATCTTGGTTTGATTCATCTATATTTGGAAAACCACATGGCACTGAATATGATTCTGATGCTACAAGTGATGCAACAGTTGGAAATACTGATGGTGTGACTACTTACTTTGAACACGAAACAGGACAAGATCAAATTAAAGCAGGAACAAGAAGTGCTATTGCAGCTAGTATTCAATCAGGAGATTTTGACATATCAGCAGTACAGGGTGGCGGAGCAGATCTCAGAGGAGATGGTGATTATATGATGAAAATTAGAAGAGTGCTACCTGACTTTTTATCCCAAACTGGAGATGCAAGAGTGACTTTGAATTTGAAAAACTATCCAACAGATTCAGAAGCTAGTTCTTCATTAGGACCCTTTACATCTTCAACAACAACAACTAAAATAGATACAAGGGCTAGAGCAAGAGCGATAGCTTTAAAAGTAGACAACACTAGCACAAAACAACACTGGAAACTAGGAACGTTTAGATTAGATATACAACCAGATGGAAGAAGATAATGAGTATAGATAAAAGTACAAGACAGCACTATGCAATGCAGGGTAAAGTTAAAAATTATCTTGGAAAACAGAAAATGGTTAAGGCTCCAAAATATTGGTTATCTAAACCAGATCACGTTAAAGCAAAACTAGCTTATATAACAGATGAGGAAGAAAAAATTTTAATAGATAAAAATTTATATGGATCATTAAGAGGAAGACCAAATATCGGACCAGCAGGATTACCTAGTTTACAAGGAGGTGATTCTGGGGGTTTAGGTGGAGGCGGCGGCAAAGGAGGCGGTGGCGAAGGCGGCTGGAATCCAGGTGTAGCTGCTGAAGAACGCGCTAAAAGTAAAGCTGCTAGTGATAGAGCAAGAGCTAATGCTAGAGAAATGGCAATACAAACAGCTGCAAAATCAACAAAATCAACAAAAACAGGTCCGAGTGAAACTAGAGATGGACCTCGTCATCATACAGTAGACACTCCAACACAGAAAAAAGAACAAAAAGTAGCGGATGAATTAAACCGTCAAAATGCAATAAGAGATATGATCGCTCAGCAACAAGAAGAAAAATATGGACCCACAGTAGATCCAACTAAATTTGGTGAAACTGTTGAAGATAAAGTTTTTAAAAATCATCCAGAATATAAAGAACAAGAAGCTAAAAGAGCTATTCAACAATTGTCTACTAAAGCAGGCACACAAGAAGCACTTAGAGAATTTAAAGCTTTAAAAACAGGAAGAGAATACAGCCCAAATATTAGTTTATTGGATAAATTAAATGTTTCTCATAGTTTTACAGCTCCTGAAACACCTAAAAAAGGTCTTTGGGGAACGTTAGGAAATGTAGCTTTAGGTATTCTTGCTCCACAACTTCTTGGACCTAAATTGGGTCAACTATGGTCAGGATATAATCAACTTAAGAACATATCTAAATTAGCTAGTAATTTTACAGGGAAAGATTATGTTGGAGATTTAACAAAGAATCTTAGAAGTAATATATCAACCAGTAATTTAACAGGAAAAAAATCTACAGCAACAGACACTAGAGATGATAGATTTGGACAGGGAGATAAAGGAGAAGGCAAACAAGTTGTAGCAGCGCCTAAGGCAGATGTAGTAACCGAAAGT